GTATAATATATGGAACCAGTACCAAAGATTAAATTACCAAAACCGTTTACACTATCTGATAAATTGAAAAGAAAACTAGATACTTTAAAAAACAAAAGTGTTGCTTCACAAGTAATAAGATGGAATGGTTACGACAACATACAAAATTTATTCTATTTATACTTATTCAACAAATACAAAACAAAATGTTTGATTTATAATAAAAAACCGGAACATCAATGGCCACTTTTAGGATTTGAAATAGTACTAGATAAGTATATACTTGATTATGAAAAGCAGTATTATACTAAAATTGCGGAAAATATTGCTGATTGTGTTAGACGCGGCGAAAAAACTATAATCATACCATTAACAATAATCAATCCAGAAAAAGACAGACATGCGAATGTTCTTATTTATAGAGAAAACAGTTATGGTAATGTTATAGAGCATTTTGAACCTCATGGTAAAGCTTACAAACGTGGACGTTATAAAAAGGAAATTGACTTAAAATTATCTTGGTTTATGATGATGTTAAATGAAGTGTTTACAAATGCGAAGCTACCTAGAGTAGTATTCAAAGATGCGAGTGATGTGTGTCCATATCTTAATGGTCTTCAAGCAATAGAGAATGTTATAAAACCAATTATACTTGAAACTGGAGAAGTAGAAACAAACGGTTATTGCTTAGCTTGGAGTATGTTTTTTACAGAATTAGCACTAAAAAATCCCACTATTCCTAGTGATATATTATTGGACGAAATTTATAATACTATTCTCGATACACAAAGACGAGTACAAGAGGACAAAATATTATATTTGAAACAAGTCATACGAGGATATGTACTTTTTATATCCGAAAAGATAGATAAATATTTTTCTATTCTTTTTAAAGATAAAATAAACGTACAAGAGTTAACTAGCAGAACGAATGATGTTTTATTTAATAGAAAGGTAAAAAAATTCGTTGGTACTATGATAGATATAGAAATGAAAATATTAAATGACCCTACGTATAATAGAGGAAATGTGATTGATACATTGAAAAAAAAAGTTGGAGATGAAATGAGACGTAAGTATCCACGCGTAGATCATCTTAATCGTTTACAGTATGATATTAACATATTAGAAAATATAGATATGCTTATAGATGCTTCGCCGATTTCGCAAACACCGATATGTCCAGAAGGAAAAGAATTAAATTTTAAAACTGGAAAATGTGTCAATATAAAAAAAATTAAAACAGAAAAAATTACAACTGTTAAAGCGTCTACTGTTAAAACAAAAACAGAAAAACGATGCCCAGAAGGAAAGGAATTAAATCCAAAAACTGGAAGATGTGTAAATATCAAAAAACCAAAAACAGAAAAGATTAAAACTGTTAAAACAGAAAAACGATGCCCAGAAGGAAAGGAATTAAATCCAAAAACTGGAAGATGTGTAAATATCAAAAAACCAAAAACAGAAAAAATTAAAACTGTTAAAGCAAAAACAGACAAAATTAAAACTGTTAAAGCAAAAACAGAAAAACAATGTCCAGAAGGAAAAGAATTAAATCCAAAAACTGGAAGATGTGTAAATATCAAAAAACCAAAAACAGAAAAAACAAGAACAAGAAAGCTGAAAATCAAAATATAAATATAAATAATCTAAATATAGAGATTGTTTGTTAGTATAAGCATAATGGGGAATCTAATAGTTACGAGTGTTAACAAACCGCGAATTTTGATATTCGGTGCGAACGGATGGATCGGATCCAAAGTGTTTAAATTATTACAATCGCAAAATATTATAGTTGTAAAGGCAGAAAGTAGAGCAGATGATTATGATGCGGTCCACGCAGAAATTACAAGCGTACAGCCAACACATGTGATGAGTTTTATTGGTCGCACCCACGGTAATTATAATGGCAAAGAAATCGGAACCATTGACTATTTGGAGAAGCCCGGTAAGCTAGTAGAAAATATCCAAGATAATTTGTATGCGCCGATTGTGCTAGCAACAGTTTGTAAAAAGTTGGATTGTCATTTTACCTATTTGGGAACCGGATGTATTTTCGATTATGACGAGGAGCATCCACCTTATTATAAACATACTGGATTTAAAGAGAGCGATAAACCGAATTTCTTTGGTTCATCCTATTCCATAGTCAAAGGATATACGGATAGATTAATGCATGAATTATTCGACGATTCGGCTTTAAATGTGCGTATTCGAATGCCTATTACAAGCGAAGATTGTTCACGTAATTTCATTACAAAAATAACAAGTTACGACAAGATTTGCTCCATACCTAATTCCATGACAGTTTTAGATGATTTGCTACCGATAATGATTAAATACGCAATTAACAATAAAACCGGTACCATTAATCTAACAAATCCGGGAGTAATTACTCACAATGAGATTTTAAATATGTACCAAACTATTGTCGACCCAAATTTTACGTGGTCCAACTTTTCAATTGAAGAACAGAATCAAATTTTAGCATCCAAGCGTTCTAACAATGAATTGGATACATGTAAATTAGAAATCGAAAATATTGTAACTAGCATTAGACCGGCAGTTGAAAATGTACTAACAGAGATGAAGAGGAATCGGGATGTAATTAATTTAGAAAAAGCATATACAGCATAAAAATGTAAATTGTAAATTATATTTAGTAAATTATACGTAATAAATAATTTAATTTAATGATAATTATTTATTATGAGATTGTTAGTTACTGGTTGTTGTGGATTCATTGGTTCCAATTTTGTAAACTATTATTTAGGTGAAAATCCCGATGTTACGATTGTGAATTTAGATGCGATGTATTATTGTGCTTCAGAAACAAATATATGTAGTGATGTTCGTAATTCAGAGCGATATCATTTAATTAAGGGTAATTTATGTTCCTATGATTTGGTAGCAAATATTTTAGTTATTTATCAAATTGATACAGTCATTCATTTTGCCGCACAATCGCATGTCCAAAATTCATTTGACGATTCACTTCAATATACAGCAGACAATGTAGTAGGCACGCATACATTATTGGAAGCATGCCGTAAATACGGTAAAATAAACAGATTCATCCATATTTCGACCGACGAAGTATATGGCGAATCGATGCTTACAGAAAATGAGGAGAAAAAACACGAGGGTTCAGTACTCTGTCCTACGAATCCGTATGCGGCAACCAAAGCAGCTGCGGAATTAATTGCGAAATCCTATTATCATTCATTTAAGATGCCAATCATTATCACTCGCGGCAACAATGTTTATGGACCGAATCAATATCCGGAGAAATTGGTACCGCGTTTTATACAACAATTATTAGAAGGAAAATCGGTCACCATTCAAGGCGATGGTTCCAATGTCCGCGCATTGCTACATGTAAATGATGTTTGTTCCGCATTAAAATTGGTTCTAGAAAGGGGAGAAATAGGTGAAATTTATAATATTGGCAGCGATGATCATCAAGAATTTTCGGTCCTAGAAGTGGCAAAAATACTCATTGAAAAAATACATAATACAAATACCAGTACAAGCGATGAATATAAAAAATGGATTACTTATATTGAGGATAGACCTTTTAATGACAAGCGATATTATATTAGTAATCAAAAGGTGAAAGATTTGGGATGGGAAATCAAGACCGATTTTGATGTGGGAATAGACGATTTAATTGAAAAAATGAAAAAATGAAAAAATAAAATATGATAAATTAATTATTTAGTATTCTTGTTCCACATCTTTATCCTCATCCTCATCCTCATTCTCCTCATCGAATTCTGCTACCAATTCCGAATCCTCTTGCTCAACATATTCCTTACCATTCCATTTGATATTTCTACAGTTGAACAGTTGATTCATATTGATGACCTCTGCTTTATCCTCAGACGCAAATTTAGTAAATAATGTAACAACTTGACTGTCATCTCTAAAGCGAGCACTGTACTCTTGTTGAATATTGTTGCGTCCAATACGTCCAAGAGCTTGAATAATTTTCTCTTGTGTAAGGTCCAAGTCTTTGCTCAAGTAACCATGACAGAACTGATAATTTGTTCCGTAAATGTAGTCACTATCTGCGATAATCAGATACAGCCGTTGTTTGTCCGCCAATTTTTTCATGATTTCAGTATACGCGCTGCTCTTGTGCTCAGTAAACACACCAATTCCTAAAAGCAGCAGTATTTTCCAACTGTCATCTACGTCTTTCAAAAGCATAATCTCGACTATAAATTCCTCTTCAATACTACTAGTAAACGCATTAGTTGTATTTAATCCAGCTGTCCATTTTGCTAAGTGCGCCAACTTATTCGGTATAAAGATGTCGTCTAGGGATGCGCGTTTGACCAAGCTTTTCAGCGTCCCAATCTCTTCACGCATTTTCACAATGGTTTTATCTTCTGACTTACCTACCAGATTATTCGCAATCTTGGATTTACTTTTACCATCTTTTTTACCTTTTAGTCCCTTTGCTTCCTTTGACGTATCCGTTGTGCCCGTATTCATTTTTGCCATACATTTTTCTTCTTCTAGAACCAATGCGTCTTCCAATTGCGCGACGCGTTCATTGATTTGATTGTTGTATTCGATTTTATCCATTATTCCCTTCATTACTGAACTAGGAATATTCGCTTGTTGGATACAGAATTTGGCCACTTTTTGTAAATCGTTCGCTAAGAAGATGGTAGGTCCATCCGTTAATGTATGTGCGTCCTTGGTTGTGATATAAATACCGGCACTGCCATTATCTGATGTCGCTACGCTTTTATCTGATGTCGCTACGCTTTTAGTTCGACTAATCTCCGCACCAGCCACTGGTTTCGTAAAAGCAGTATCTACACTCGTTGTTCTACTAATACTACTATTGGGTTGGATGCGTTTCAAACGCACATTATTAAAATGCGTGAACACAGTTAGCCATGATTCTGGCGCAATGTTTTTAAGAACTTTTATATAGTGAAGCTTAACATTTTTCATGGTTACATCGCTAATGGACGCAAAATTTCTATCAAACTTGGCCGATTTGTTTGTTAGTCCATTCTTTTCAACAAAGCTAATAAATTCGGATGATTCCTTCAAGTCGAAATACCGTAGCAAAGTTAGATTCTCCTCGCAATGGCTAGCAACCTCCAAAGTTTTATTATAGTCACCGTATAAGTAATGTGGCATCACAACGTAACCATTGTTGTTGATGAGCGGAATTGTCTTACGACAATCATGACTAACAATATTGTGAATATTGGAATCCAGAAATTTCTCTTGAAAATCAGCAATAGTGGGTGTTAGTTCATACATTTTCGGAAGAGTCGCCGAAGACAGCACCACATTGGGAATAATATTTTCTTTCCAGTTCTTTTTAATGATTTTGTGTAGTTCGTGGTTCTGATAATCCATCGTAATGGTAGGCTCATCCCAATAGGTGATAATATCCGACGCTCTGTTAAACGCAAGCATGTAATACATTGCGGCAATGTAAGAGCGAATGTCGCAAATCATTATTTCTACCTTGTCACCAACCGTATTGTCCACTTTTCGAATTTGCCCACTGCGTCTGTCCTTAGTATAATCTTTCGCAGCGAAATAGTGAAGCCGAACATCTTGTGCCGAAGAGCAACCGAAGGCGAATGCGATTTTCTTATGAATCGAAATAGCTGAACGCGCGAGCGCTAGTCCAACATGGCGTGCCGCGCAAACAAAGATAATCTTGTATTTTTCAGAGAGACCAAGCGGTGTCATCGTCTTACCGGTACCGGTGGGCGCAATATAAAGCACTAGCTTCGGTTTTGCCGACTTGACGGCTGTGAAAATCGACTTCTGATGTTCATACAAGGACAAGTCACTGTATTTTAGCAAACTCTGATTTTTCTCAATGTATTCCACCGAGTTTTCTAGAATATGAAGCAATTGTAAATCGCCTTCAAAATGGTCGAGAAAACTTTGACATATACTTCGAATAATGCGGTTTACCTTTTCCACATTGTTCTGTAGTAGCTGATGAATCGTGTAATAATAAAACATCCAACGATTATCATTGGCATACTTACTAGTTACCATTTTTTCCAAATTATGATACAATACAAATTCATACAAATTGCTAGATATTAGAGTCGCTTCATCTAGACGAGACAAACGAATCTGATCACCGCTTTTAAGGCGAACCAGCGACGAAACATTAACATAACAGTTGTTATCGACACTTTTACTGCGTTTTAACCCAGTATCCGCTGTAAATTTGATAAATTCGATACCATATTTTGAGACGAGCGATTGAATTTTTTCGGAGAAGAACTTGGCATATAGGAAGTCTTCAATCTGGATATTATATTCTATCTTTAAAAACGTAAAGATAGAATCGGTCTTATTTGTTTTAATTTGAACATTAGAGAAACCGGCGGTAATCAAGTTCAATACTTCGAGTTCGCCAGACGATACGGGAATCTCAATTGAGTCCCATTCAGATTTTGATAGCTTTCTTTGTTTAAGATCCATTGTATTCGTAATATATGTAATTCTATTTAAGTATATTTCATAATTCAATTTTAAATAAAATTGAAAAGGGAAAAATGGGTTAAAAGAATCGCACATATCATAGTAGCAAGCAAAATATGACACAATCTAACTTTGAATTGTTTTCGATTGAGGGTAATATTGGTAGTGGTAAGACGACTTTGCTGTCATTATTGAAGCAGCGTTATTCTAACGATGAAACTGTCATATTTTTGAAAGAGCCCGTAGACGAATGGGAGAAAATAAAGGACGCTAATGGTAATACCATGTTACAAAAGTTCTATGCGGACCAGCCAACATATGCCTTTGCGTTTCAAATGATGGCGTATATTTCTCGACTCAAAATTTTACGTGATGTGGTTCAGCAAGCCAAGCAGAACCCGACCAATAAATACGTAATTATTACCGAGCGAAGTTTGTACACGGACAAGCATGTGTTTGCGAAAATGTTACACGATCAAGGCAACATTGAAGATGTATGTTATCAAATTTATTTGAATTGGTTTGACGAGTTTGCGAAAGATTTCCCAGTTAACAATACCATTTATGTCAAAGCGGACCCACAAGTTTGCTACGAAAGAATACATTTGAGAGCGCGAACTGGTGAAGAGCAGATTCCACTAGGATACTTGAAAGACTGTGACAAGTACCATGGGGAGTTTTTAGACCCTATTACGGGAATAAAAACAAATCTATTAGTTTTAGATGGAAATGTGGATATTTACAAGGAAAAATATATTTTGACCCAATGGCTAAAAGAGATTCACGAGTTTCTGGGGAAAAACAATGAATCGGTATTTCAAAATCGCGGCATTACAGTTTCGTCACCATAATTACCAGATTTAGGGAAGTGGTACAATACAATACATTACAATACAATACAATACATTACAATACAATACAATACAATATAATTATAATTATAATTATAATTATTTTTAAAAAATATTAAAAATAATTATTTCTTTTTTATATGGATTCGACAAATAATCATACTGAAAATGATATCATTACAGATATTGTTGTCACGTGTCCACATTGTGAAAACTCAGTCTTAATTGAAAAACTAAACTGTTGTATATTTCGTCATGGTACGCTTAAAAGCAATAGAAAACAAATTGATCCACATGCTAACAAAGATATTTGTGACTTTTATGTTATTAAAAATTTGATTTATGGGTGCGGTAAACCGTTTCAAATAGTAAAAAATGACAAAAATGAATTTGTTGCGATCAAGTGCGATTACATTTAACCACCTTTCTTAAATAGAATAAGTTTGGCTCCGCTTCTAATACCTTTCTTAAATAGAATAAGTTTGGCTCCGCTTCGCTTAATACCTTTCTTAAATAAAATAGTTTGGCTCCACCTTTTCAAAGGTGGATGAAATCAACAACCAATGGATAATGGTCTGAATTCCATTTACCGCAATACTCTGGGTATCCGTGATAGATAAACACATTACTTATCATGCTATCTATCAACGGAGTTACCAATACATGGTCTATCATTGAAAAATCCGCATCCGTATTAGTCGCACAGTTATTGTCCGAGTCCCACCAATCTGAATAGCGCTCCTCCTTTTGAATGCGGTAAGCCACGTTCGTCAAATTATACGCACCTTTCTGCGCACCGTCTTGCCCCTTTAGAATACTCAGCACTCTTGACGTCGGCTTATTGTCATTAACGTCCAGAACCGTGTCATCGTAGTCATTGAAATCACCGACCACCATGACTTCATATCGTTTCGCAATATATCCAGCAACCACATTCTGTAACACTTGTGCTTGGCCTTCACGCTGGACGCAGCGTGCCGGGTCAGTCGGAATCGCCAGCAAATGCGCGCCAATCAGTGCGACCATTGTATTGCCTACTTGGAACTCAGTGATATAGTGTTTTGATACACCGGTGCTCCCCGACACATTTGATACACCCGTGTAACATTTGGACCCCGCAATCGGATACGCCACTTTTTCCTCACTACGATACAAGTCAATGAGAGGGCTAACTTTTGATAAAAAGCCGACGTTTTGTCCGGTGCCGGTGTCGGTGCCTTTCTTTAAAAAAGGTGTATAACTGTTGTTTAATAGGTCATTTAACATGCGGAGCTCATCGCAGCCCTCGATTTCGCAAATGTTGATTAAATCTGGGTTCAAGTCACGAATCACATCGGCTACATAGGATAAGTGGGTTTCGGCATCGGCTTCGGTTTTCCATGTACATCCGTCACCGGGGCATTTCATAGCACTATAATAATCGATGAAGAGCCATTCGGCATTGTATTGGACGAAACGAAATGTAGAAGACGACGATGCTAACTCGTTTTTACCCTTTGTTGTTAAGGGACATTCGGTATCCGCGTTTACAAAGAGAACTATAAAGAAGCACAATAGTTGGAAGAGACGCATATAATAGTTATTTGAAAATGTTTTTAAATTATTCGTAAATAATATATTATTTTTGTATAATATAAATGACGCAATACTTTAGCACATGTACGGGAAATGTCTTAATTTCCAACGTGAATCCTTTCACGCAAGACTTAAACAGTGCCAATTGTTTTGTAAATGGGTCAACCCCAACATTTACTCCACAATCCGGTAACGGATGGCTTTATTATTTATTTTGGGACCCTACTGCTACCAATTATTCTTTTACACCTACAACATATTTACCTCCAGCATTGCCTCTAGGCTATACAACGCCGCCAGCAGACTCCACTACATCAGCAGCATATCGTTGTATAGTAGTAGGGGGGGGAGGTGTTGGTAATGATGGTGGCGGATGGGCCAAAAATGGGGCTGGACAATATCTTGGCGATGGTGGTCAAGGTGGTCAAGGTGGTAATAGTGGTGAACTGAAAACATCTTATTTATTCTATCCTTCTTCACAAAAAATAACCATCGGAGGACAAGGAGGTAATACAACTTTTGGAAACGAAACAGCATTAACAACAGCTTTAGGAAGTGGTTCATTTAACGGTGTAAATTCTACAACACTTATTACGTTTAGTGATACAACGGGTAGTTTTTCTTTTGGAATTAACGGTTATGCTGGTGGTAATGGTACTCGGAACTTGCGCATAGGACACGGTGCGGATGGTGGTAACGGTGGAGGAAGTAACTTGACTCCAGCTACTTATACATATTTATCATCGATACTACAATCATATAGTATACCGCAACAAACTAATGGTTCAGCATATTCTAATAAAACTGGTGGAGCTGGTGGAACTGGTGGATTTGGTAGCGGGGGTGGTGGGGGTGGTGGTAGCGGACTCGCTGATCAACAACCCGGCTTCAGTGGACGAGGTGGCGTTGGGGGTTCTGGATGTGTTTTAATTTATTACAAGGTGCCCATGATGATGGTAAATAATGGACTCACGATGATGAATGGAACTAATTCGATGAACATCATGACAGGGAATTTATATTGGCCTTTTGGCGGCCGCACTCTAGTTGCTCTAGCTGCCGCCACGGTTGATCCTATTGTTGATCCTATTGTTGATCCTATTGTTGATCCTATTGTTGATCCTATTATTGATCCTATTGTTGATCCTATTGTTGATCCTATTGTTGATCCTATTGTTGATCCTATTGTTGATCCTATTGTTGATTCCACTGTTTGCGGATTAGTTTTTTCAACTGACAACAATATGATATGGTGGGATCCTAACATGGATGGTATGAGTATAAATGCCGATACCCGTCTAAGAAGTGAGTATATTAAATTGTCCAATACATTAGAAACAATTAAGAAAATACAAGGCTTTACATCTAAAAATAATGCAACACAAACACACCAACCCGGATTTGATTTCGAAAATTTGTCACTTGTGATTCCAGAAATTACATGCCGCGGCCCACATTCACCAATAATAGATGATAATATTCGCGGCGTTTCACCAGTTTTATTAATACCATATCTGGTTGAAGCAATAAAAGAACTCAGCAAAAAACAAGACGAAACAAACAATACAGTTTTACAATTAAAACAACAAAATAAGAAGTTAGCAAAAATAGTTAATATTTTAACTAAGATGGTTATAGATAAATAAACATAATTATTTCATTAAAAATTGAAACAATTTAAACGTATAACCACATAATTATGAACACTATGAACAAAACCGAAACAGATAACATATTTATACCCATTATAAAAACAAAACCCGGACAACTAACAAAAGTATTTCCCACATGCGATTATACCATGTATTTCGACGGCTGTAGTAAAGGTAATCCCGGACACGCTGGTATAGGGGCCGTCATATATAAAAATAACGACGAATTATGGGGTGGCTACAAATACATTGGACTAAAAACCAACAATCAATCCGAATACAATGCTCTAATATTCGGTTTACAACAAGCGATCGATTATGGGATAAAAGAACTGATTGTTTTCGGTGATAGCCAGCTGGTCATCAATCAAGTTACCGATGTGTATAAAGTGAGAAATCCATTGTTACTCGAATTATACGGTGAAGTATGTGAACTTAAGAAGCAATTTGGATATATCGAATTTATTCATGTTTACCGAGAAAAGAACAAGCGCGCTGATCAACTCTCAAATATCGCATTAAATATGATAATAGATGACTTTATACCAATAAAAACGACTAAATTTCCGACCATTATATAACCAAAGTAAATCTAACCATTCTCTATTAAAGAAATGTTGAGTACTGGCGGCGGTTTATATTTTAATATATCTACTTCTTTTTTGTTAGTAGGAAACAAATCCTTCCCATAAATGTCTTGAAGCATAAGCCATTCAAATATACCGCCTTGATACACAAAAACATTGTAGAAACCAATAGTAAGCAGTTGTTGATACTTTTTAGTAACGGTCTCGTCGTTACAATTCTTACCATAAACAATAATACGTATGCTCTTGTTTTCTTTCATATATTTGTTGATAATAACTTCTTCTTGGTCGACACTAATCGTATTAAAAATGAGACATTGTTGCTCCGAATTTGGGAGTGTATTGATGATTAAATAGATTTCTGGATTTTTTACGGCGGTTTGTAAATCTTCAAAATTGATTTTTTTCATTGATTGTGTATTGCCCATTTAAGTAAATCGTAATTTATTTTTAAATGTTTAACTTTAAAAATAATTTAATAATGAAGGCACATTATATTATTTATAATTTTTTATTATAATCCCGATACATTTCTACACAATTCAATATAGTTGGGTAATTGTAAGAAGCAAACATAGTCTTCAACCATATCATTATCTCTTCGTCTTTAAATATATACGAAAATAGCATTTCCTCTTTTAATATATCCTCTTTATGTTGATTTTTCATTTGTTTTAAATCTTGCGTCAATATCACATATGCTAACATTTTTAAAAATTCATTTTGAATATTGCTTGTAAAATAATTGTTACAAACAGTCACATACCATCTTGTTTTTTTCTCCTCTAAAGGTAAGAAATTTACACCTATTATTAGATGTTTATTTCTATCAAATGTTACTTTTGACCAAGTAAAACTCGGATATTCATACATATGAAAATTACTAGTAAATTGACTGTTTGAATTTAATTGTTGGATATTCTGCTTGGAAATATAATCAAATGATAGCCCAACTTTTTCATCAGAGTATTTGTAGTGTTTTATATTTTTAGGAGGGATATTATTACCAAACCCAAAAAAACCTCCATGAACATATTCTGGATGTCTTAAATCCATGGAATTAAATGCGCTGTCTTTTAACGAGCAATCCATATCAATTTCCAAATAAGATTTTTGAAATTTATCATTATTGAAAAAAGGCACCAAAGGTGGCTTAGTAAATGACGGATTATACGACCAAAATAATTTACCTTCATGTTCAATTGTTTCACCAATACGTTCTTCAAATGTATTTTCTAATCCATGATATTGACATTTTAGACATCCGTCCTTCGTAATTTCACCATTATCTAATTTTGAACCCATATGCTTACATATATTTATGGATGCTGCGAATTGATTTATTTTCGGATTTTTCCATATAACTAAAGGTAATTCACCTACATTAATCGTATATGGTTTGGAAAAATCTATATTATCTACTATTCCAATACAGTTCCAACGATTAAATATATGTTTATTCGTAGATATTTCAAATGAAGATGTTTTCATATTTAAAAAATAAAATAAATGTAAATAAAATATGTGTATATAAC